TTGATTGGCAAAAGGTTGCGCTCAATGGTCAGTTGACTCATGACGAGAATGGCGACCTTGTGTTCCGTGAGGCGTTGACTAGCTGCGCTCGGCAGAACGGCAAGTCCGTTGCCTTGACAAGTCTTTGCGGTTACTTCTTGACGGACTGGTCAGCGATGCGCGGCAAACCCATTCACGTTCTTTCCGTTGCCAATAAACTTGATCGCGCGGTTGCAATTTTCAATGAACTTGCTCCGGTACTTGAGGCACAATTTGAAGGCCATGTGACTTGGTCGTATGGACGCAACAAAGTTGAGATGCCGAACGGCTCGACGTGGGAAGTCAGGGCTGCGACCCCGAACCTTCACGGCGGAACTTACGATCTGATTGTTGTTGACGAAATCTGGAATGTCTCGGAGGAGGTCTATTTCGATGCGCTCCGCCCGTCGCAGATTGCGGTCAAGTCTCCGCTCCTTTCCTCCTGGTCAACTTCAGGCGATGAATCTTCAAAGACAATGCAACGTCTCCGCGAAGCAGCAATTGGCGCAATAGATCAGCAGAAACAAACTCGTCTTTACTTTGCCGAATGGAGTCTTCCGTCGGTTGACCCAAACGACGAAATAAATTGGGGCTACGCCAACCCCGCTCTTGGTCAGACCATTACTCTCGAGGCGTTGCAAGCAGCTGCGGAAACTCCTGATCGGGCAGCGTTCCTCCGAGCGCATCTCAACTTGTGGGTCTCGTCGGCGGACGCTTGGATTCAGCCTGGCGTCTGGGACAAGTTGTTCACCGAATCGGACTGTCCCGCTGGGGGCGTCCTTTGCGTTGACTCATCCACAGGTGGGGAAAAGTATGTGGGAATTCGTTGCGGACTCACCGAGGAGGGCAACATTATTGCAACTGTCCAGTTCTCCACAGAGTCACTCAAGGAGATGTGGATAAAGATTAACGAGGCAATGGAGGCAGACCCGAAGTTGCGTCTGGCGATTACTCCGGCACTCAATCTTCATACGCCAGAGAAGTTAGAACGGCGACGTCAAATTTTCGGCTACGCCGAGGTATTAAAATTCACGGGTCTCACTCGCTCGCTAATTCTTGAAAAGCGCATCTATCACCGAGGCGAAGAACTCCTTGCGACCCACGTCAATAGGGCAGTCCTTGCCCGCGCCAACGGTCAAGTCGTGATCAGCAGTCAACGCTCCCCTGGGCCGATTGAAGCCGCTCGACTTCTTGTTGTTGCAGCCGCTCTAGTTTCTCGCCCGTCAAATACTGGACGCGCAGCAATGGCGTTCGGAAGGTAGTTGCATTTGCAACAAGTTTGTGGGAGACTCCAGTCGTGGCGTTCTTCTCCCGAAAAATAACTACTGCTGAATTTGCGTCTTCGCCAATTAAAGCTGCTGCTGGAGTTTCCAGTATTGCTGGCATCCCTCCGATGTACGCATGGTCAAGCGGTGCTTTTGAGCAGGTCGCCCTTAGTCTCCCGACGGTGTCGAGGGCGAGAGACCTTCTCGCCTCGACTATCTCAGGTCTTGAGTTCCGTCAGTACATCAAGCAATGGAATGGCGAAGAGTACGAAGAAATCTATGTCCCGAATGAGTCGTGGATGGAGAACCCTGATCCGAAAGTTCCGCGTCAGTTCATCCTTGCCAATACGGTCACAGACCTCTGGATGACTGGTAGAGCGTTCTGGGCGGTCACCTCCAGGAATGCAACCGACGGACGCCCGATGTCTTTTGAATGGCTACCGTCCGCAAATATTCAGACGCCAAATCAGCAAGGCCCACAATTCTTTGGCATGCCAGACGTCATCGAGTTCAACGGCGTCCAGTTAGACCCGAACGAAATCATTACCTTCCTTGCACCGACAACTGGTCTCATGTATTCAGGTCGACGCTCGGTCAGTATCGCGACTCACCTTGACCAGTACGCAGATCGTGCAGCCACGATTGAAACTGTCCCTGGTTATCTTCAGCAAACTTCAGCGGGCGAGACAATGTCCGGTGAAGAACTTGGCGACTTGGCAGCACAATGGGCGCAGGCTCGGCGCGAAGGCAACGTCATTGGCGCACTCAACAACTACGTCAACTTTGTGGAGTTTGACCGCGACCCGCTTGAAGTCAACGCAGCGCAACGCGAATACCAAGCACTCGACCTTTCCCGTATGTGTTCAGTCCCTGCGTACCTTGTCTCGGCTCCGACTCCAGGCGCATCCATGACATACCAAAACGCATCGCAAGCGCGTCAAGACCTTTGGTTGTTTGGAGCGCAAATGTACGCCCACGCAATCGAATCTCGCCTCAGCATGAACGACGTTGTCAGTCGCGGACGCTATGTCTGCTTTGACACCGACGACCTTCTAGCGATTGGCGATATGCACGACGTTCTAGTTGAACCACAAGTACCCGACCTCGAGGAGATGCCTTCATGATCAAGTTCACCGCCGTCCCCGTCACTCTTGACGCAGCAGCTGGAGAAGATGCACCGCGCACCATCACCGGCATTGCCGTCCCTTGGGACACCGTTGCGACCGTTTCAGGTGGCGAAAAGGTCATGTTCAAGCGCGGAGCATTTGACTTGAATGCCAAGCCCGCGCGACTTCTTGAAAACCACGACGGACGTCCAATCGGCATCGTCAGCGAACTTGTCGACCTCGACAACGGACTTGGCTTCAGCGCAACGTTTGCCCGTTCAAAAGCAGCCGACGACGTTGTTGAACTTATTCAGATGTCCGCATACGACTCAGTCTCTGTGGGCGCAGTCCCCAAGAAATTCAAATTTGACAAGAACGGCGTCATGATTGTCTCGTCTGCTGATCTACAAGAACTTTCGGTCGTCAGCGTTCCTGCATTTGCCGACGCAGTCATCGAAAAAATCGCTGCTTCAGAACCCGACCCTGAGGTCGAAGAAGAAGCAAACGAACCCCAACCCGACACAAGTCTCCAGGAGGAAACAATGTCACAAGAAACCCAAGTCGAAGCCTCCGCGCCCGACGCCATCCCAACATCACCAATCTTCGCAAGCGCAAAGAAAAACTTCACCATGCCTTCAGCAGCCGAGTACATCTCAGCAGCATTCGTTGGCGGAGACCAATGGCGAGCAATGAGCGAAGGCATCCGTGCAGCTGCACCAGACGTCATCACCTCAGACATCCCAGGTGTTCTTCCACTCCCAATCGTTTCACCTGTCTACAACAACTTCATCGGTCGTCGTCCAGTCATTGACGCAATTGGTGCAAAGGCAATGCCACAAGGCGGAAAAGTATTTATCCGTCCAGAAGTAACAACTCATACTTCAATCGGCAACCAGGCAACTGAAAACACCGCACTCACTCAGGGAACTTTTGTCATCACAGACAACCAAGTTACCAAGGGTACTTACGGCGGATACGTCACTCTGTCGGAGCAGTCAATCGACTGGTCACAGCCTGAAATCATCAGCCTCGTTCTTGACGACATGGCTCGCATCTACGCAAACGCAACAGACAACGTCGCAGCCGACAACTTGGCTTCAGGCGCGTCAGTCACTCGTGACTTCTCTGGTGCATCAGGTGCTGATCCTTCGTACTGGGTCTCATGGATCTACGGCGCAGCGTCAACGATTCTGTCCTCGAGCAACGGCAACTTGCCAACCCACTTGTTCCTCGCACCAAACGTATGGGCAAGCCTTTCATCCCTCAGCGACACCGCAGACCGTCCATTGTTCCCGAACGTTGGGCCAATGAACGCATTCGGTGGTTCAAATGCAAACTCAACAGACATGATGGCTTTTGGCTTGAAGGTTGTTGTTGACCGCAACTTTGCAGCAAGCACAGTCATCGTCGGTGACCCATCTGGCTACGAAATCTTTGAACAGCAGAAGGGCGCAATCAGCATCGACGTGCCGTCAACCCTGAGCCGCACAATCGCATTCCGCGGTTACCTTGCAACGCTCATGATTGACTCAAGCAAGTTCGTCAAGGCAAACTTCGTCGCCTAAAGCGACTGAACGACAGGAACTGGAATAATGGCTACTTACGATCTCGCGTTTCATACGCGCCTCGATGGGTACGCCATTTTTCAGACCTTCGTTGAGACAGGCATACAGGTCGGGGACTCCGTAACAGTCACAGGCGCAAGCCACGGATTCAACGCAACGGCAACCATTGTCTCAACACAAGACTTTGAGTTCATCGGGGTATCTGACGAGGGCGACCTTGAATTTGACTCCGATGTAATTCGTCTTTACCAGTTCATGTATGTCAACGCAGGTTCGGACTTCACTCGATCTACTGCTACTGGCACAGTCACATTTACGCCTAGCGTCTCTTGGATAAATTCAAGTGACGTAACTAGTTGGCTCGGAATTGACGTCGCTTCGGCAAACGATACGGCCTTCATCACAGTCTGCGTAAACGCTGCCAACAACTACATCTTCCGCAAGCGTCGCGAAGCGGGATACACCGACTCGCAATCCACAGTGCCAGGTGCCGACGTCAAACTCGGCACAATCATGTACGCAGCTACTCTTTACCGCGAACGCGGATCAGCAGATTCCTTTGCCTCCTTTGACTCAATGTCTTCAATCCCCGTGCCGTCAACTATGGGACGCATCATGGCTCTCATTGGCTGCGGAAGACCACAGGTCGCATAATGGCTGCAACAGGAATCCTCGTCGATGCAGTCAATGCCATCAAAACCGCTCTCACCGCTCTTGGTCTCAAACCCGTCACAGATCCCCGAAACGCGCGCCCAATGTCCGTCATGATTGAACTCCCCGTCATGACATCCTTCACATACAACATCGGCGACTTTCGGATTCCCGTCCGAGTCTTGGCAGCTCCTCCAGGCAATCAAGACTCTGGCGACTACCTCATGTCAACCGTTGACACCATTATGAACTCGTCCATCGCAGTCGTAGACGCCCGTCCAGGCAACGCGAACTACGGCGGGCAAGATATACCCACATACGACCTCACGGTGGCTATCGCCGTGCGGAGAAACTAAGGAGCCGACATGGCAACATCAACATTCCTCTCGAATGCCACTATCAGCATCACTCAAGGCGCAACCACAACCGACTTGTCGGATCAGGGCAACGCTTGCACAATCACAGTCGGGTATGACTCCCTCGAGTCAACCGCGTTCGGCGACACAGGTCACCGTTTTACACAGGGACTCCAGACAGTTGACGTTTCAATTGACTTTTTTCTCAGCTATGGCGCAACTGAGGTTGAAGCAATTTTGGCATCATGCCTCGGTACCGGAACAACTATTTTGACCATTTCACCATCTGGCGCAAGCGAATCGGCAACCAACCCTGAGTACGTCATTACGAACGCAATGCTGGCCTCGTTTACGCCAATTAACTCAACCGTAGGCTCTCTTGCAACTGTCACCGCACAGTTCACAGGCGGTACTTGGGTACGCGACGTCACACCGTAATTAACAACAGAGGGAAACATGAAAATCACACTTAAAGTCACACCGAACGAAGGCGAACCCTATGAAGTCACAACGAACCTATTCGTTGTTGTCGCATGGGAACGCAAAACCAAAAGACAAGCATCTTCATTGGCTAACGGCATCGGAGCAGAAGACCTTGCGTTCTTTGCATACGAATCCGCAAAGCAGTCAGGGGTCACCGTTCCGGCAATCTTTGACGATTACATTCGGCGCATTCAATCGGTCGAGGTGGTCAACTCAGATGAGCCAAACCCTACCGACGCGGCAGTTACAGACGCTCTCTAGCAGAAGTACTTGTCGCGACGGGGTATTGGATACCAGACATACCATTCGACACAGAGGATCTCTTCACAGTTGTCGAGGTATTGAAAGAACAACAGAAAGAGTCACGGCGTAGACGATGACAACGAATACAACCATCGAGATCACAGGACTCAAGGAAGCCATTCGTTCCCTCAACAAAGTTGAGCCTGGACTGCGCAAGCAGTTTGT